ATTTTGACAATACTTAAGCTCTCTTTCGTAACCTTTTTCTTCATCAAACCAATGTATATTTGCTGATCTAATAGATCTTGACAAAGGTCTTTTTCCACCTTTTAACCTATATATTCTGTCTTTTATTTCCCAACCATCTTCAAGAGTCTTGTATTTTTTCTCAACTCTTTTTGGTTTTTGTACGACTGGAGCTTCTTCAGCGACAGTTTCTTCAACAGCGATAGGTTTCATTTCATTAGTAGCTTTTACTTCAGGCGCTACTTCAGCCTTTTTTGTTTGCTTTTTAGCCATGATATAATATAATAAAAAATTAATAAAAAACTACCCCACCCGAAGGCAGGGTAGCTTAAAAAGTATTTCTACTTCATTAACATAAAGTTGTTAGCACCTTGAGTAACTAAACATCTCTCTGATAAGTAGTGAACTTGCATTGCATCAAGCGCAGATGTAGTAGCTCCAACAGAACCAGTAACCCAAGTTTTCATTCTTCGGTCATCAGTTTGAGAAGCTCTATAACGTACGTGTAAGAAAGGACGCTTAAGGTTCTTTCCTAAAGCTTGATCGTAAACAGAAGATACACCAGCTGGGATAATAACACCACGGATAGCTGCGCTACCTGCTCTATCATTAATACCACCACGTGTAGCTTTGTCGTTTAAGTAACGGAAGTCAGACTTATAGAAGTCATAAGATCCTCTACGGAAACCAGAGAAGCCTAAGTTTAATGCCATATCTTCAGAGTTATCAAATACACCGTAAGATGTACCACCAGCTCCGTAAGAGTTCATAGAAGCTAACATATCGTCGATAGCCAAGCTTGTAGCACGGTTAACGAATAACATGTTTTCTTCAATAGCACCTTGCTTATCAAATTCTGCTAAGATAGCATCAAACTCAGCTAAGTCAGTAGCAGCGTTAACACCAGTTACACCAGAAGTAACGTTACCTCTAGACTCAATAGCAGCGAATAAACCTTCAGTACCAGAACCACCAGCACCAGAGTCAGCAGCGCCTCTAATTTGACCGTTATCACCAAAACCAATAAGAGATGCAGCAGCTGTCTTTTCAGCCTCTAACATAGACATCTCTAAGTAATCAGTAAAACGAGCACGAGTATCACCTTCAGCTTTCAAGTACCAGAAGTAACCGTTTTGTCCTTCTTCACCAGAAACTTCAACCCAACCAATTTGAGATGCATCAGATCCAGAGATCTCATAGTAATCTTTCATAATGATTGGCTTATTGCTGAACGACTTAAACTGTGGTTCTAAAGCTCTTCTTTTGTTAGATCTGAAAGTACCAGTATCATCAGTATACTCTTGACCTTTTCCATACTCAGAACCAATAACTAATAAAGTAGCAGTTCCATCACTTAAAGTTGATAAAGCAGCAGTAGCATAAGGCTCAACTGAAACAACATCTGATTCTGGAGTTTCAACAACTAGTGCTTTAACTACAACGCCAGATTGAGCGATTAATACAACGTCGTTAGTTCTAATACCATGAGTAGTAGTTATTGCATTACCATCGATGTCTGTTTGTACAGTAAAAGTACCGTTAACATCACCGTCAGCATCAATTTGTCCAACGTAAGATAAATGTAATCTTGACTGCTCAGACCAAACAACTTGATCAGAAGTCATAGATTCTTCAGCGCCTACTTGTGCAAGAAATCCTGAGATAGTTCTGTTTCCAAAAACCTCAGCTTCTTTTTCCATAAGCTCTGGTAAGTATTGCTGTGCCCAGTCATTTCCTGCACCGGACGCAAAATCGATATAGTTTGAAGCTAGTGTTTGTTGCTGAGGAGCAGCTACACTATTTAACAAACTTCCACCTGTAATTGACATAATAAATAGTTTTTAAAGTTAAATTATTTTTTGTTTTTAATTTTAAACTTAAAATCAGAAGAATTATTACCAAGAACTTTAAACTTCATACCTCCAGATTCAACCCCACTGTGAGATTGTCTCGGGTCCATACTAATGTTTTTAGCCTTAGATACAGTATCTTTAACAGCGTCAGCCTTGCCTTGCTCATAAAAATGTTTTGCAATAGCATCTGGGTTCATCGCTGTAAAAAGCGACTTATGGTAATCCCTAGCGTTGTTTATAGTGCCATCTTCGCCAAGAAACTTTCCTACGAAGTTGTTTATGTCACTCTGACTAGTTTTTACTTTTTCAACGTTGTCTATGTTAAATCTGTACTTTTTATCTCCAACATTATATTCAAAACCTTTGAAACTGTTGCTAAAGACTTCGTTAGTCTTATTATCAAAAGCAGATTTAGCTTTTTGTTGATACTGTTTTTTAGTCTCTGACTCCTTGTTGTATCGGTTGAAAAAATCTACGGCTTTCTGTTGCTCTTTCGTAAGCTTCGATCCAGCTTTGATTTCTTCGTAATATTTAGACTTTTGCCCGTCTAAGTAGGCTTTCGCTTCAGCAACTTGCTCTTTTAAAGCGATTTTCTTTCTTCTTATATCTTTCTCATCATCTACATCTTCGTCGAAATTAAAGTTTTCTTCCATTAAAAAACTTATTTCTTCAGCGTCAAGATGAGGTTTAGTTATCTTATAATATTCCTGCAAAGCTGTAAGATTATCCATTTTAGAATAATCTTGATTTAACCTAGCATAATCTTGTATACTACCGCCAGTTTCTTCCATAAAATCAACTAGCTTTTGTATGTTTTCTGGCAAAGGTGTTCCAGATGCTTCGGCTTCTTCTACAGCTTCTTCTACTTCGCTAACTAGCTCTTGTAAAGCTTCGCTTGGCTCTTCGTCATTAACTTCCTCTAATGCTGGAGCTTCTTGTGCTTCACCTTCCGCCTGTACTTCTTCTTGTTCCGGTGCGGGCTCGGTAGCTTCATCGCTTCCAGCCACTCCTGAGTCGTCAGCCGAACTGTCTGCAGTTTCTTCTTCATTTTCTTTAGGTTCTAGTGGTTTGTTTAAGTCTACTTTAATAACGGTATCGTCACCTTCCGACTTAAATTTAGTTTCTTCTTGTTGAGTTTCCTCAACGTTTTCTAGTTCTTCTTGCATAATATAAAATATAAATTAATAATTACCTAGGTGTAAATCCACCTAGCTCAATACCGCCTAGTATATCATTACCTGACGACTCAAACTTTTTAGGTGAACCACCTGTCTTTCTTTGGTCTATAAGTTCTGATTGTTGAGACGCTTGTATTTTAGTTCTTTCGTCTTTTCTGTCTTCCTTTTGCTTTTCTCTATCTTTTATGGTTTGCATCTCCATTTGTCGTATCTGCATGTTCATCTGAAACTCTAGCTGCATTAAGTCTTTTTTAACTTGAGCCTCTGTCATTAGCTTTTTAGTCTCTAATTCTGACTTTACAGCTTCTAACTCTGCTTGAGATTTAACCAATACTTGTTGTTTTTGCATGTCTGCTTGCGCGGCTTGTTGAGCAGCTCTAGAGTTCGCCGCAGCTTGCATTTGTATATTCCTATCAGCTTTAGCTTGATCGCTAGCTTCTTTCTTTTTTCTTCTAAGCTTTAACAGCTGATTAGCTAGCTTTACGTTTCTAATATCTCTTATGTCTATAGCGTCTTCTAGCTCTATAGTTTTTTGAGCTAAAGCAACTTGTATATTGTTTTCAAGCATTTGCTTTTCTTCTTCATCTGGCGCTAGCTCTAAAAATATACCAAAGTCGTAAAGATGTAAGTTAGATAATTCTTCTAGCACAGCCACGTTGTGAGCTCCTATGGCTTGAATAAATGCATCTTTTGTTGGTGAATACTCTATAACATCTGATATTCTTAATGAAAGTTTCTCTGCGATTTCAGTAGTCAAGAACATGCCAGCATTTAATATATGTCTAGTAGCTGTGTTTGAGTTTGCGGCAGCAAGCTTTTGTATACCTACTAACGCATTTTTATCAGGCGTAGACCCGTCTCTAGCTTCGTTGAGCCCGGTCGTATCACGTATCATCTGCAAGTAGTAGTTGTAGTTACCTATTAAAGCTTGTATTTTATTACCTCCGCTTCCACTAGTTATTTCTTGTATAGGCACTTTACCTCTATTTGGATCTCCATCTTGAGTCAAAGATCTACCTATAATAGAACCTGTTTGGAAGAACATATTTAAAGCTTCTTGTGGATTGTAGTTTGTGCCGTTACCTAAATCTATTTCAGCCAAACCATCAGCGTCTAAGTAAATACCGTCTGGTATCATTCGTGACATTACTTGCTGCAACTTTAAGTGAGTTAGCTGTATCATATCAGCAAAACCTGTTATACGACTAACTATAGACTCTATTCTACCCTCGTACATTCTAGGCGCGACTATGCTGTAGTTCATTTTTACTTTACTATAATCGCTTTTAGGCCTAATCATATTTTGGGCCATCTCCCACTTTAAAAGTTTATCAGATCCAACTATACAGACACCTTCGTATAATACTTCAACTTTTTTAGAAACTTTAAAGTAATCCTCTACACCTTCAGGCGGATTAAAAGTATCGTCTTTTTCAATGGCTTTTTCAGCACCAGACCTAGTTTGTTTTACTTTGTGAACATGGCTAGAGTAAGTTTTGTAATTAAAATATAATACTCTAATAGTTCCTTTATCTCTATATGTTTCACCTCTACCGTGCGATGTTACTTTATTCTTTTCAATCTCTTGAAGATCTGAGTCTGTTAAATGTGGAAACTGTTTTGCAAGCTCGTTTATAGAAATATGCTTTACTTCGCCAACATAATATATATCATCAAAATAAGGCGAGTCTGTGTAAGAGTAAACTAGATTTTGAGGATCTACATATTCAACGGTAACACCTTCAGCTGTTGTAAAATTGTTTTTCACAGCCCCAATTCCTAACACGGCTAAATCGTAGTAAAATCTTTTTTTAATTAAGTCGTAGTTGCTTCCTTCAAATATAGTTGCAATAGCCTGTTCGTTAGCTAGCTCTGAAGCTTGCTTGTAAGTCAGCTGCATTTGCAACTCTAGCTCTTCCTTAGATGAAGGTAGTTTTTTAGGATCGTTTTTGTAAGTGTTAACGTTCAGTTCTTTTAATGAAAAATCTTTTAACTCTTTGAGCTGTATGTCTTCCATTATTGACTCCATGTAAGCAGTTCTTTTTTCTACTCCATACGGATCTTGAGAAAAAGCTTTTATCTTATAGTCTCTGTCTGACATGCCGTTAACTACAATGTCCACAAACTTAGGTATGATTGGAACAGGTTTCCAGTCAAGATTTAAATAACTTAAATCTCCATTTATTGAAAGCTCATCTTTATATTTTTGTATTGGCTGTTCGCCTCGGGCGTATAATCTTAATTTTCTAAAGTTATTTTGATTACTTGAATATCTTCCAGCTGAGTAACCGCCTTGTCCGTAGTTGCTGGCGTCAAACCACTCTTGCTCTATTGCTTTTGCTACCTTTAATCCATACTCGTAGCTAACCTTTTCAATATCACTAACTGTTTGGCTTGGAAAATAATTATTATTTTGATTTCTCATATTTAATCTTTAATAATTCTAGAATAGTTACCTTTGTTATCATATCTAGAAACGTTCAGCCTAAGCTTTTGTTTTTTAATATTACTAGTTGGTGTGTACAAGTGTCTATTGCAAGCCATGACTGCTAAACCAGAGCTTATAGCGGCATCAAACTTAGTTCTTTTATTTATATCAAACTTAGCCCAGTCGTTTAACGTTTCGTTAAAGTACATCGTACCGTAGTCTCCACTTCCTAAGTGGCCAACGTGATCGTTAATGTACATCTCGATCGCAGCGGCGTGAGCCTGTTTAATATCTTCGCTAGAGTTCGGTATTCCACCTATTTCTTTTTCAGCTGTAGATAACTTGTTCCAAATTTTATCTGGTCTGTTCATACTAAAACCTCTATAACCTCTACGTTTAAAGTAATAAAGTAATCTTGGTTTATTGTTTTCCGCTAATATAGGCATACCATAAAATACGCAAGCCATAAGTACGTCTTCAAAAAATATTTCAGCGGTTTGTGGTCTAGCAATATACTCAAGGAAAAATTGGTTTGCAGGCGCGTTCTCCATACTAAATTTAGTTAGTCCATGAAGAGATCCGTTGGATCCTCTACCATCAACAGTACCGCTAATATCATAACTATCGCAGCCAAAAGCGCCCATGTGCTCGTTCCCAGGATATTTAATTCCATTTTTTATTATAACATTATTTTGAAGTCTTTGTTCTGGCGTCCAACTTATTTTAAACCTACCGTTAGGATCTGGCATAAATCTTACCGCCGTATCTTTAACTCCATTGTTCCATTGAAAATTTCCGGTATTAATAACCGAAGAGTTTCTTATTCCTTCATTATAATCAATTTGCTCGTATATCTTTACAAGATTAAACAAGCTATTTTTAGTTTCATCTCTAAACGCATGCTCAGTCGTTCTTGGAAATTGACGATAAAACTCGTTTAAAGCATCTTGGTCGTCTTTCAACCCTTCTACTTCGTTTTCCCAATGATCAATTACACCAACTTCTATTTTATCTCCATCAGAAGAGTAAACATCTACCGTGGGTGTATCAAAGACAGGTAATCCAAACTCATCAATAAATCCTTCAAAGTTCCATTCCATAGGAATAAACAAAGAATATAAACCTGATTTTGTTTGTCCGTTTTTATTTCTTTTAGTTACATCGCTATTGTCATATAACTTTTTAAAATTTTCCCCGCCTTTATCTAAAGCGTTTGACGTACTTCCCATCATGCATTTCCCAATAATTTTACTACCTAGTCTTAAGCAAGTTTTTGTTACTCGCCAATTGTTGAGTATGTTATCTGGTCGTTCCCATTTACCACTCTCATCGTGTACTAGTAGTGAAAGCTTTTCACCATCATAACTGTTGTCACCAGTGTTCTTCCAGTCAATCGTAGTATCTAAACCTTTTATCTCTTCCAGCTGTTCGTTGACCTCTATTTTTTTACGAGTAAATTTACTTGCAGGCACACGGTACGCTAGCTCAGACTTAGGTCTGTCCATACCATCTTGTATTGGCTTGAAGAAAAAAGGATAGTTTATAGATATAGGCACAACCTTGTCAGTAAACATCTTTTTTGCATCGGCACCACTCTTTGATAGTATTCCGTATCTACTATCACTCGATATTGTAGCTTGATTAACTGTTTCTGCAGAACTCATGAAAGAAAAACCAGAACGTCTGTTTTTCAAATAACACATACCATAAGACCTTGGATCAACTTTGCAGGCTTCCCAAAATATAAAAAATAATCTATTAGCTTCTCTAAAGTCTGGAGCTCCTACGTCTATTTTACTCCATTGAAGATACATATAGTGCGTTCCGGTAATATACGTAGGCTTACCATTATTATTAAACCAAAAGCCATTTTCACGTCTATTAAACTCTTCGTCTATATAATCATACCACTGTTCTTTTTGCTCTTCTGGGTATGCCTTCCAATCAAATATAGTTTTTATTTTTTTTAGTATATCAGGTTTGTCTAACTGTCTCCATTTTTTATCATCGTTGGTATGTACTTTTTTAGGAGCTTTAGGCAAGGCTATTTTCAAACCTTGTATTTCGTATATTTCACCAATCTGGCCAGTTTCAGACAATACTATAATATCATGCTCTTTGCTGTAGCCTTTAATCCACTTTTTGCCTTTGTTAAGTCTGCTTATAGTGGTATTTTTTATAGGCTCTACTACTTTATATAAAGTCTGTTCGTACATTACTTAGATCTTCCTTCGGCAAAGCCTTTAAATACTTTTTCTTTTTTAGCTTCAACAACTTTACCGTCTAATAAAGCTTGCTCTTCTTGTATACGGTTAAGTATTTCAAAAGCGTCAAATATAGCTAGCTTTTTTGTGGCAGCGGCGTTTTTAAGCCTGTCGGCGGTAATGTCATCTTCACCGTCAACAATAGCTTCTTTCGCAACTTTAATAAGCTCTTCTACAGCTCTATGACCAGCTTGGATTATATTCTTCTTCGTCTCCTTGATATTCATATTTAATAGTAATAAATTTAGATAAAACTCTATACAGTCGTTCGCCGTCAACGACAAACTCATATTCGCTACTAGGCCTGAATCCAATTAAGTCGTTAACATCTACAGTGCCGTCTGAGTATTTAACTATACCCATTAATGGTCTTTCTGCGTCGACATTAAACTGGTCAACCGCTTTTATAGGTTTAACAAAACAATAACCGCTAGGAGCTTGCCAAGGTCCAGCTTTGTGTCTCAACGAATTATTTACTTTTCTATACAAAAATATTTGGTCATTGTTTATTATATATACACCTTCTTGAAAAAAGTTTTTGCTATTCTTTTCTACGCCTTTTACGTTTTGCCATCTTCTGAACACATTGTGATGCACTATTACAGTGTCGCCAGGTTTTATACCCATGTCGTCTCCAACTTTAGGACAGGCGATTACTTCAGCTAATCTGTTCACGTAACTATGATTATAAATTTCTGTATTTAGAATTAAACTCTTGTCGCCAACAGATGCAGTGTTGTTGTATCTTTGACCCTTAGGTTTTACTATAAAGCCGTAAACACTTTGCATTAGTACTCTAGATTATATTCAACAGAAACAGCCATGTTTTTATTGAAATCTTTCCAAGGTAATACGTTTTTATTTTTTCTAATATATATAGAATACTTGTCTTCTTCTTCTACAATATCGCAAATAGTATGACCACCATACACTTCCTGTCCAACAGAATAGTGCATGGCGTCAATTTTGTAATCTTTACCTATAGTTATTTTACGAATTAGCTTGCTCATCTTCATCTCTTTTTATCTCGCCAGTATTTATATCTACGCTGCAAGTTCCATAAATTTCTGTAAGAGTGTCTTGATGTTTCTTTATAGCTTCATTAATAGATACTATTTCGTGAAGTAAAGTATGCTTTCTTGATTCAATCATACCAACATCTCTATGAGCCATATTACTTGCGTTAACTAAATTTCTTAGTTGCTCTAATTCTTGTTCTGTGATTTTTTCTGCCTTAGGTTTAAGGTCAACGATTTTTTCCGATTTCGGAGTCTTTCTTTTTGCCATAATTTCATTTAATTTAATAATTATTAATATCCACCGCTAGATCTTCTAGCAGCTTCCTCTTTTGCGCGGGCGTCTTCTCCCGCTCTTTTTTCTTCTTCTAGTCTTTTTTGCTCTTCTGTCTGTATTGACTTGCTAATGTCGTCTGTACTTCCATTTGAAGAGTCGCGCTCAATAACGTCTACAACTTCATCTAAAGCCTCTTGCTCAGACTTAACTTCTACATCTAAGCCAGCGTCACTTAAAGCTTTGCTTTCTGCTAAAGATTTATCTATATTTTGCTGTATATTTTCTAGTAGCTCAATGTATAGTTCTCTTGGAACATTTAATTTTTCTAACTCTTTGACAGCTAACTCTTGATCTCTAATATCTCCTTTTAACACTTGAGCTATTTTCTTTTCAACTAACTCTTTATCTCTGTTTTGTTTTTCTTGCTTAACTTCTTCCACCACTTCTTGATCGAAGCCAGACGTGTCTTCTTCGTAAGAAGATCCAATAACATCTTCACCTTGTATTTCTACGTTAACTATAAATGCAGATGAGTTATTGTTTGTTTTTACTATATTTTTTTCATCATCAAAACTATTTAGCTGGCCGAGCTTTATAGATTTAGTTTTCTTCATCACATCTCTATGGGAAAATCCAGCCATATAGCCAGTTTGACTTCTAAACACATGAGTGTGCACGCCTCGAATATTATATCTAGATCCCCAAGCTAAAGCTTCAGCTCGAATAGAATATAATGGTATGTTATTTATTTTTGTTATTACAGGCATGCTATAGTTTATTATACGCCAGTTCTTGTAGAAATTTCGTTTTCTATTCTTGTTAAATCTGCGTCTGATAAAGCCATGCTAAATATAGCTAGCTCGCTTATGTAACCCCTCCAGTTTCCAAGGTTTCCGTCAATAGCACCTATTTCGTCTACAGTAAACACATTGACGTGGTCAGAGTCGTTTCTAGCTCCAGCAGTAAGATCTGTTACGTCAGTTCCATCAAATCTTACGACGACATTGTCGTCTGGGCCTGCAGCTCTTCTCATACTAAATATAAATTTTGTTCTATGAGGAATATCTGCAGATAAATCAAACATTGAAGCATCTTCAGCTGTTGTATCAGGAAGCAATAAATCTATTCTATCTGGGTCTGCTCCTTGGTGAAATCTCAACGTATGATCAGAGGATTTACCTAATAAACCCATAGACTCTTTAAAAGAAATTTCTATAGAAGCTATTACAGTAAATTGTTTCAACAATATTGAAGACTCTAGCTCAAGTCTTTCGTCGTTGTCACCAGTAACGTTAAACTTAACTCTGTTAGTATCTAGCGTTGGCTGTCTTGAAGCAGTTGTTTGTAAAGCGTGGTTGTTGTTACCAGACTGATCAGCCCAAGCACTAATATCATTACTACTTTCTGTTATACCAGTGTTGAACTTAAGCCAAAGTTCCAAGTAATAGTTACCAGTCTCTAGAGCAGGAGCGTCTGCGGAGTTATAGTGTGTTATGCCAGTTCCTAATCCTAACATTATATACCTACGTAAGCTATAACTCTACCAGAAGCTAGTTGAAAACCCGTCCATCTACCGTATATAGTAACACCTTTTGGAAATGTCTCGCCATCAACAACATCACCACCATCAGCGTCAATATCTGTAGAAGTTCCCGTAGAACTGGGAAAGTTCTGAGAGTCTGCAGCTACTAAACCAGTAGCGCCACTATCAAATACTGTGTCTTCTAAAAATGTTATTGCTACAAAAACTTTTGTTATTCTGTTTACGTTATCAGCAGGCGTAGCGTCAGAGTCATCTCCACCTATTAGTGTTATTGCTTCTGTTCCGGCAGCGTGTATACTACCTAACTGACCAAATGCGTAATCTGTTGGATCTTTAAATGCCATTTTATTTATTTATTAGTTTGTTCGTTTTTCTTTGAACTTCCACCGAAGAAGAAGTCAATTATTGTATTTACTTTAGCACTCATAGCGCCAAATATTGTTGATATAAAACTTATCTCAAACTCACCAAGCTCTAGTGTTTTAGTAACAAAGTAATTAAACATTACAAATGTTATACCAAAATATGCTATAGTAAATAATGTTGCTAGTACCTTTTGAATAATAGCATCGTCTTTATAAAGATCACGCGCATCTTTTCTATCTTCAACTTCTTTTGCAAAAGCTTCACGCTCTGCGTCTAGTAAAAGTTTTTTTAAAGCAAGCTTTGCTTCATCGCGCTCTTTATCTGTAGTAATGACTTTATCTAATATACCTTCAGCATTATCTACTATTTTGCCGAATAATCCTCCTACTAAATTTTGTATCATAATTTATTATTTTCCCAAGGTAAGTTTCTGTCTCCCTCGGCGTATTTTTTACCTGTGTGAGGATCTGTTATATATCCATCACCTCTAGGCCAAACTTCGCCCATGTGATAAACAGCGTTGTCATCGTAGGTTGTTTTACCTATCTTCATGTCCGTTATATGCTGCATTTCGTGAGCTACAGCTTTTTCAAAAAGATTAGATCCTTCTGGAACTTGGCTACTAACGTATATACTTCCGTCCATGTTAGCTTCAGCAATAATACCTACGTCTAGTTTTTTCTTTAAAATCCTAGTGTTGCTAGAATTTTTAAAACCTCTACTTTCTTTGCCTAGTTTAAATGCCATTATCTTTCAGGGTCTTTTATCATATCATCAATAGCTTTGTTAAAAACCTTATCTGTATATGACTTGTTATCGTAGAATACACTTCTTTCTGATACTGGCATATCTTCTTCGCCTAGCAATATTCTATATATTCTACTTATAAGTTGGCTGCATTTAAAAGAGGTTTTGAAGACGCTGTATTTAATCGTTGTTCGATTTCGATGACGCCAGACCTCTATCCAGCCTAATTTTCTTAGTTTATCCCACCGAGTTTTATCCCAGCTCATGGTATAAGTACCATCTATAAATTCTTGTCTAGTAAACCGTTTCTTGCAATCTAAATATATTAGCAGTTCAAGATCGGCATCTGTTAACCCGTAAGTCTTACAAGCCCACTTTCTAGTGAGCCTGTAATACTTAAGGATTTGTAATTCACGTAAATCGTGAGAACTTAATCTCATTTATTACGAGTCAAGTGTAATAGCTATGCCAAAACTCGCGTCACTTTTAATAGCGTCAATTGGTGCGTAATGAACGTTAGTGTCCATATCTATTACAGTTGTTACTGTACCTAGCTTGTGAGGTCCTGCATTTACAAGATCAGCCATAGCTTCAGCAATTAACTTTGATCTGTGGTATGATCCAGAGGTAGCATGAGTATCAGCGTGTGTAATAACTATTGAGTCACCTCCACCTGCGTTTGCGTGACCAATACCACTTCTAAAAAATATAGTTGTAGTTGTTGCAGATGTTGGCTCTACAGATCTAAATCTAGATGCTGGGTACATAACTGCATCTCCTGCTGCATCAGCACCGTTACCTTCTGCAAAATATAAATAATGTTCCATTTTGTTTTATTTTTTTAAGTTAACGATTAAGCTATAGCTACAGCTGTTACAAGGCCTCGGAACTCAGAGTGAGCACCTATAGCCGTTTGACCATTAGCAACATTGTAATCTGCTACTACAATCATTGGACCACCACCGTGAGGATGTGAAGCCATAATTCTAGCAAAAGCCTCTGCTACCGCTTTTTGATTTCCATTTGTGCATGATAAAGTTATTTCCTCATGCGCGCCTTCGTTGCCTTCGGCATCTCTGAAATGCAGCACAAGACCACCACTTACAGGGTCTATTCCTACAAAATCATCAGAAGAAACCATAACAGCATCTTCTGCTTCTTCAACGTCCGCTTCCGCGAACCATAATAAATTTGCCATTTTTGTTAATTTTGTGATTAATATTTGTTTTTGTTTTTAAGTTTTAAGTTTATGGATTATGGTTTAGGTTTAATCT